CCTGGTTATCATGAAGCAGTTGATGAAATGTTTGCATTGGTTATTGACATTCAAGAAGAAGCATTAATTGTTGCTGACACTCCATCAGATCGTTCACCAGACGGTATAACTAATCCATCATCCGGTTGGGCTATATCAACAGAACGTATTAGATCACAACATGTTGCATATTATTATCCTTGGGGCTTAGCTTCAAATTTAGATGGTAGAAACATTGTGTGTGCTGCTTCTGGAATTGCTCTTAGAACGTATGCTCACAATGATAACGTATCATTCTTGTGGTTCGCGCCAGCAGGTTTACGTAGAGGTTTAATTTCCGGTATTACAAATCTTGGATATGTTGAAGGACAATTAGGTGGTGTAACCGAATTTACCGAAGTGGCATTAAACTTAGGGCAACGTGATGCGTTGTATCAATATTCTGCTGGTGGTGATATTAACCCACTAACATTCTTCCCAGGTAAAGGTTTTGTTGTTTGGGGTCAAAAGACTTCTGCAGTAGCAGCAAGTGCAATGGATCGTGTAAACGTATCACGTTTGATAAAATACATTAAACGTCAATTACGTCGTAATACATTGATTTATGTTTTTGAACCAAATGATCAATTAACAAGAGATGCATTAAAAGCCACAGTGGATGGATTTTTAAATGACTTGGTTGCAAAACGTGGTTTATTTGATTTCGTTACTGTTAGTGATGAATCTAATAACACCCCTGATAGAATCGATCGAAATGAAATGTACATAGATGTGGCTTTGAAACCAATCAGAGCAGCTGAATTTATATACATTCCAATCAGAATCGTTGCTACCGGTGCTGATATTTAACGGTATTATGTAAAAATAACATAAATATAACTAAAGCATTTAAAGGAAAATAAAACATGGCAACTATAACTCAAATGGGTATTCCAGGACTTGGTGACGCAGGTACCAATATCCTACAGCCAAAAATGAAAAACAAATGGAATGTTACATTTGCTAACATTGCAGGTGGAAACGCCACTTCTTCTGATTTGTCAGTACAGGCTGTAAACATTACTAGACCTGTTTTATCATTCGAAGAAGTTCAATTGGACAGATACAATTCACGTGCGTGGGTTGCTGGTAAACACACGTTCGAACCAATGACGATTACATTTGAAGATGATGTAACAAGCTTGGCTACAAGTGTAATTCAAGCTCAAATATCACAACAACAATGGTTGATTGGTGGTCAAGGTCCTTGGTTGGCAACAGCTGGTGATGGATCTGGATACAAATTCGCTACAACTCTTAACATGTTAGATGGACACGAAACTGTTATCGAAGCTTGGAATATAAGTGGTTGTTGGATTCAAAATGTTGATTACACAGATCTTGATTATTCAACATCTGATGCAGTTCAAATCACTGTAACACTTCGTTATGACCTGGCTGTTCAAACAGCTGGTGGATATGCTGGTGGTAGAGATGGTAGTGGTGAAGGTCTTGCTACAGGTGGTCCAGCTACTGGTTAATAGCATAAGGAACATGCTTCAAGGATGATCTAGCCACATGGATGTGGCACTTATTAGAAAAGAGGACCTTCGTGGTCCTTTTTTTGTGTCTGCCCTTCCCATAAATATATCCATAACTTAGGAGTATCTACATGGCAATTGATCCACGACAATTTTCGGCACCAGCAGCTGGTGCTGCATCGAAAAAAAATCAAAACTTGGTTAAAAGATCTCAGGATTTACTCCGCAATACTAGAGATTTGTCCGACATTCCTAATATTATAAACAATCAAGTTAACTCAACGATAAATCTAGTAACAAAAAGATTCGTTCCACGATTGGAACAAGCAGCTACAAATATAGCTATTAATGCTGTTACTAATGCAGCATTTGGTGCATTCCAAGGATTTGCAACTGGAGGCATTGCTGGCGCAATTACAGGTAGTGTATCTGAAGGTTTTGGTGGGCTGTTTGGTGACGTACTTGGAGCGACAGATCAAATTTTGGGACAGACTGGATCTGATATTGGATTGGGAATTGCGGGGATTACAGACAATATTGGCGGCGGTGTATTAACAAAATTAGCCAACCCACTAATAGCCAACCTCAAAGAATTGAGTGCAGGCTCAATATTTGGTGCATTGGGAGACGCAGGTTCTACAATTTCTAATTTGTTTGGTGGTGATAATTTTATAGATGATGAAGCTGCTATTCCCTCAGAAGCTACAAAGCCACAATCCGATTATGATTTGTTGGGAGTTGATTCCTCTGCATTAAACAATTGTTCACCAGACATTAGACAGGGTGCTGATGATACAGCAGACTTATTAGCATTTGAAGTTGAATTGTTTCAAAATGATTTGCAGAATGGTGGATTGAGTCCTTCATTTACACAATCTAAAAGTGCTGATTTGGTACGTGATATTACAGAGTTGCAATTTGTCATAGATGATGTGTCTCTTCAATGTGAACCAATTGCAGATTCAGTTACAGTTGCACAAACTCCAAAACATTATGCTTCTAATTTGGTTCCATTTCATCCACCAAAATTTAAATTTATGTTTATGGTGGAATTAGTATTCCACCCAGAATATCAACATTTACTTTCACAATCTTTGTGGAATAAAAAAAGCGAATTTGAATTTGTTATAAAAAATAGTTCACGTCCAAATGTTTCATTTGAATATGAAGAAGTTAACATGTATAACTATTGGACACGCATTCCTAAACGAACAATGTACGAACCAATGACAATGCGGTTTTACGACGATAATGCTAATAGCTCCAATTCTTTTTATACCAATTATATGAGAGCCATGAGTCCCATTTCAAACGAAGGTGGGAAAAATACTATGATATTCCCACAACAATATCAAGAAAGTAGCATGTCAGCCAGACCAATATCCAGAACAGATGAAGTTACAAATCTGCAAGGTGGAGCATCTTTGGGATCCCTCAACAACGATGCTCCAAATATATTAACAGAAATACGATTATACCACCTATACGATTGGGGTAGATTATTAAATGTATATCACATGTACAACCCAAAAATTACCAACATGAATTTGGATGATTTGGATATGGCTGATAGTGGTGCCGGATCGGAGTTGGAAATTCAATTTGCGTATGATGGATTGTTTGTTGAGAAAAGTGTAAAAACTACTGAGGAATTGATGGCTAAAATTTCAGGTAAAATGATTGGAGCTGGGTATGAGATTGATCCAATATATGATGATGAGGTAAATGATGCTAAAGGAAGTGGCACCATTGAATCTAGTTTTACAGATATTTCATTGCCAGAACGATCACCAATAGCAGGAGCTATAGATACAGCAGGACAATTTGCGGGTGCAGCTGAATGGACAGCAGCCAACAAACCTAATGTTGGAAGCTTTTAATGGCTAGGCGGGTTAGACAAGGAAAGTATACGTTAATACATCCTGAAAAGTATAATGGTAACCCAAACAATGTGCGGTATATGTCTTCGTGGGAATTGAATTTTCATAAGTTTTTAGACAACAACAAGAACATATTGGAGTGGTCTTCTGAGGAAATAAAAATTCCATATCTAAAACCAACTACAGGACGAGTACATATGTATTTACCAGATTACTGGGTCAAATATGTTACTACTAATGGTGAGTTGGTTGAAGAAATAATTGAAGTAAAACCAGACAAAGAAACTAGAGCTCCGAGAGGAACTGGTAAGAATAAAAAAACACAATTGTATGAACAATTGACTTGGGCTGTCAATGATGCAAAATGGAAAGCAGCTGAATTATATTGCAAAACTAAAAATATTAAGTTTCGCATAATTACGGAAAAACATTTGTTTAAATAAGGAATATTATGTTATTGATGGAAGTATTTGATAAGCCAGTAAAATGGACAAAGGGACCCGGCAGTATTGGGGAGTATAATGCTAGTTTCAAAATTGGAAAAATTGAATATGATTTTGTTGTACAAAATAGAGGACAAAACGACATTGATGGGGAAGATGTGCTCGAGATGGAATTTTATTCTGTTGATGGAACTAAGTCTTCGAGTGACATTACAAATTCGGGGAATGCTATAGCAGTCTTTGCTACAATTAAGGATATCGTAAAAAGTTTTGTATCTGAGGTTAAGCCTAATATCATTATGTTTACTGCAAAAGAAGAAAGCAGAGTGAGGTTATACGATAGAATGTCCAAAATGATTGAACCTTTGGGGTTTGACCTGACAACAGAAAAAATCAAACAAGGTAAAGAATATATGTTGTATCGGAAAGGATAAGGAATATTATGTTATTGATGGAAGTATTTGATAGACCAGCAAAGTGGGAAGTCATAGAAGACAACGATTATGGCTATATCGTAAAATTTACGATTGGGAATGAAACGTATGAATTCGTTGCAGAGCAAGAAGACGAAGATATGTACATGATAGATTTCTTTCTGATGAGTAACAAAAACCCCACTACCAAAATTACAAATACTGGAAATTCATTGCAGGTATTTGCAACAGTTGTTAACATTTTTAGAAAATTTATTACATTAAAAAAACCATCTGTTATTGAATTCTCGGCAAAAGAGTCTAGCCGCGTTAAATTGTATGACCGGATGGCTCAACTATTAAACAAAGCTGGGTTCTCATCAGTTGATGCTCCTCCAAGTAGCGACGGAAAATCCTACAAATTCGTTAAAGGATAACTGGGTAACAACACCATTGGCGAGACATAAATAATAATCATGGAAACCACATTTGTAGAAACTGAAAAATTAAAAACTCATCCCATGGAAGAGGTATTGGATATCGAATCTGGTACCACAGTTCACCCCATGGTTGAAAGACAAACAACTGACATTGCTGAAACAACCACTGAAGCGTATGATAATAAAGATACGGAAATTGAAGGACAATTTCAAGAAGTATATGATGCAGCCATGGATGCTTTTGATACTCAAATGGGAACATCGGAAGATGTTGAAGGTAGATATCAAGCACGTAATGGTGAAGTTGCTGTCCAATTTTTAAGTACGGCATTGGCAGCTGCTAAAGAAAAATCCAATGTAAAACAACACAAAGACAAACTGAGTATAGCGAGAGGCAAATTGACTGGTGTTGGAACCACCAACAATAATTTAATCGTTGCTGATCGTAACGACATTCTAAAAGCTCTATCAGGTCAGTAACCCACCATCATCGTGATTATAAATATGGGTTATGGCTAGAGCAAGCAACAAAAACATAAAAACAGCACACACAGAATCTGAATATACTCACGAACAAATAACTGAGTTAAAAAGGTGTGCTGACGATCCAGTGTATTTTATTGAAAATTATATAATGATTCAGCATCCAACAAAGGGATCTGTTCCATTCGATTTGTATGATTATCAAAAAGATATGGTTCGCGCATATCACAAAGAACGATACACCGTAGTTCTATCAGCTCGTCAAACAGGTAAATCTATTACATCTGCAGCATTCCTATTGTGGTATGCTATGTTCAATTTTGATAAAACCGTTCTTATAGCATCCAACAAAAACAGCAACGCAATGGAAATGATTTATCGTATACGTTTTGCGTATGAAAATCTTCCACATTGGATCAAACCCGGCGTTCAAGAAGATGGTTGGAACAAACACAACATTGGTTTTGATAATGGTTCTCGTATCGTTTCAGCTGCAACATCTCCTGATTCTGGTCGGGGTATGTCAATATCGTTGTTGTTCTTAGATGAGTTTGCATTCGTTCAAGCTGGTATTCAGGATGAATTCTGGACGTCTATTGCGCCTACCTTATCTACTGGTGGTTCCTGTATAATGACATCCACACCAAACGGCGACATGAATATATATGCCCAAATTTGGCGTGGAGCTCAAGTTGGAGCTAATGGATTCCATCCTATTCATGTTACGTGGGATCAACCACCTGGTCGAGATGAGAAATTTAAAGAAGAAGAGATTGGTAGAATTGGAGAACGAAGATGGATGCAAGAATACGAATGTGTATTCTTA